TTCTTTATGGACACCGGGATGATGCTGACCACAAGGCACTGACATTAACTATCCGTTCCCTGCTGATGGGGATTCGCCGGGAGGGCTTTTGATGTATGTATCTTTGAACGAACTTAAGCAGCGGATAACGATTCTGCGTCCTGTTACCGAGCAGGATGGAGAGGGCAATCTGGTGGAGCAGGATAGGACAGAAGTGGCAACGGTCTGGGCAAAAGTTCTGCCCTATGCCGCCAAAATCTCCGATGGCTACGCTGAAGAAGTCAAAGAGGTGGACTACCGCATAGCAATTCGCTATCGAACAGACATCAAGGTGACGGATATTATCTGTTGGCAGGGCAAGACACTCCGGCAGACGGCTCCGCCATATGGCAAGGACGGCAGACGTCAGTGGCTTATTCTGGAATGCAGGGAGCTGGTGGAAGATGAGTAAAGGCTGGGTCAATACGCAGAAGCTTCTGGAGGAAATGGGCGAAGGGGTGCTGGAGGCAGGCAAGAAAGCTCTCGTCGAAGGTGCAGAAATGGTGGTGCAGGAAGCTAAGAACCGCTGCCCAGTTTATAAGGGCAGTGACCATCGCGTAGTACCGGGGGCGCTTCGGGATTCCATCCGGGCTGTTAAGAAGAAAGGCGGTGCGGAGTATAAAATCACCGCCGATGCCGAAACGCAGGACGGGCTGAAATATGGCAGACTGGTGGAGTTCAGCCCGCGCATCAACAAGCCGTTTATGTATCCGGCTATGGATGCCCAGCGTGATGCGGTGAAGGATAGAATCGTGGAAGCGGTCAAGGCAGCAGTGAGGAGGACGAAATGAGTATTGCGGAAACGGTATATCGTGGCCTTATGGCAGATACCAAGTTGGTAAGGATGCTCCATCGGGACTGCCGGGGGCGCTGTATCTATCATGGTCGCAGTCCGGATGCCGGGAGCTACCCCATATTGGTGTATTCTGTGATTTCGGATGTTCCAGCTATTTCGGCAGATGGAGCAGAACTGGAACGCCGGGTGACGGTGCGCATTCATGTGCTGACCAAAGATGGCGTAGCGGACAGCATCACCGACCGGGTGAATGCTGTCATGCGTTCCCTCGGTTTTGTTCGCGCCCAGTCGTTGGAGATGGCTGAGCGCAATTTTTTTGTAAACGTAATCGACTATAGGATTGGAGTGGAAAGCTAATGGCAGAACCAAAGAATACGGCAACTCTTGCCAGCAACCTTATGAGTGGGCAGTTTATCAACGTACAGAAACTGCATATTGCAAAAATGCTGACGGATGAACCAAATGGCACGGCTACTTATGAAACGCCTATAAACTTAGGGCGTATTCTTCGCAAGGTGGATATCAAGCCCAAGACCAGTCAGGCAGAGCTGTATGCCGATGGGCAGAGCATTGACAGCGTGACGGGAACGGCCTCTTACGATTTGACCTTCGATACGGCAGCTCTGCCGTTGGAGTACATTGCTTATCTCTTCGGTCACAAGATGGAAAATGGTGTAATGGTTGCTGGCAAAGACGATGTGGCTCCTTTCTTCGCCGTCATGTTTCAGTCGGACAAGCGAAACGGCAAAAAACGTTATACCAAATTCTACAAGGTACAGTTTACTGAGCCTTCGGAGACTGGCAGCACCAAGGAAGAAAATATTGCCTACGCAACGCCGACTATCACAGCCAAGGCCATCTACCGGCTGTCGGATGGACTCTCCTATACCAAGGCTGATGAGGAGTCTGGCTTTACGGGGGCGGCTGACTGGTATGCAAGTGTCTGAGGAGGGCTGAGAGATGGATAAACCTAAGATTGTCATAGATGGCAAAACTTATACGCCTAACTCACCCAAGATGAAGGTCTGGCGTGAGTTCCTGGCCTTCTTCGATGAGGACAAACAGGATATGGCTTTGGAGGAATACCTCGACCGCAATGTTGACCTCATTGTGCTGGCTTTCGGTCAAAAGGAAATCACCAAAGAATCTATAGATGAGAATATGGAAGTGGCAGATATCGTGCCGTTGGTGCGTGAAATCTTCCTGTGGCTGCAGTCATTGACCTTCTCAAAACTGGTGAAAATCCCAAACGGGGAAACGGAGCCGGTGACATCAAGCTGACTCCGTACCAGACACTTTTAAGATACTACGAGCGATTGCAGTCAGCTTACGGCTGGACGGTACAAGAGGTGGATGAAACGGATGCAGGTATACTGCTCGACCAATTGCTGGTGACCGCTTTGGTCAGAGATAAGGGGTGTCAGAAATTTATTGAGGATGTGATGTAATGGCCAAGGGGCAGAAAATAGACGAACTGTATATTTCACTGGGCTTGGACATTGCCCGTCTGCAGCTGGATTTCGACACGGCAGGAAGAACGGTCAGCCAGACCATGGCACGGCTTAACAGTGAGAGCAAACAGCTCACATTGAAAACGGACATCGACCTCACCAAGCTGGAAGGCGCTGGCAAGGAACTCGACCAACTGAAAATCAAGTACCAGGCCATCAATCAGCAGTTGGATATTCAGCGACAAAAGGAACAAATCCTTGCAACTGTGGTAAAAGATGCCCACAAGACCAGTGGCGAGGATAGCGGTCTTACCAGGCAGGCAGAAACCAATCTCCTGAAACAGCAGAAAGCCATCGCCCAGATGGAAGCTGAAATGCGCAGGCTGAATGTACAGATTAAGGCGGCAGGAGGAAATGCCACTACATTTGGTCAGCGGATGTCAGCCAGTATTGGTCAGGCCAAGGCAGGGCTTGGGAGTCTTTCCAGCGGTTTTAATCTGCTCAGTGCCAAGATGGCGGCAGTGCTTGCCATTGCCACTACGGGAGCTGGACTGTTCAATATTACCCAAAGTGCCATGGAAAGTGGCGAAAGTCTCTATAAACTCACCCAAAGGCTGCATACTTCAAGTGCCGAGGCGGCAAAACTGAACCGTGTATTTGCTATGGTGGGCGTGAATGTCCAGTCCATTACGCCGTTGATGGCAAGGCTGGACAAGCAGATACTTTCTGCAGGTGAGAGTGGCAACTCGACTACGCAGGCATTGACCAGATTTGGCGTATCGCTGACGGATAGCAGTGGTGCTTTGAAGTCCATGAGCGATCAGCTGGGGGAACTTGCCAGGGGCTACCGCACGGCGGCAGATGCCGGAGAGGAAGAAGCCTATGTGGCCGAAGTCCTCGGTGCAAGAGGAGCAGGGCTGGTGCCTGTTCTTGAACAGTACACCGAGCTGATGGAAATCTCCTCCCATATCAAGACCACCGGACTTTTAGACCCGGAACAGGCACACAAGACCTACCTCAAGTGGAAGGAAATGGAGATGGAGGCAGGTCAGCTGAAAACCGCCTTCGGTGCAGCCCTGCTTCCAGTAGCTGAAGAATTAATGCCAGATATCATCGAGGGCTTCAAAGGACTTATCGATTCCATCCGTACCAACAAGGACGACATCAAGGAACTGGCAGTTACAGTCGGTGAGTTTGCCAAGACCTCCGTGGATTTGCTCGGTGGTGTGGCAGATGCTTTGGAAGCAATAGGCATCAATGCCAAAACTACACAGGAGGCACTCAGCAACGTTGGAACTTATGCCCGTCATGGTGGTGTAGGTACAACGGTGCAGGGCGCACTAGTGGGGGCTGGCGTGGGCTTATGGTTGGTGGCCCGGTTGGTGCCGGCATTGGCGCAGGTGTGGGTGCGCTTGGTACCTATGAACTTGCCACGCACACCGACAAGTTCAAGGAATGGCAAGCCGAGGATGCAGCGCTCAAGGAAGAAAAGAAAGCTGCCCGTGAAGCCGAAGAAGCCATCCGCAAGAATAGTGAAGCCAAAAGGGAAAATGCCCGCGCCTCAAGACAAGCGGCACTTGCGGCAGAGAAAATGAGTCAGGCCAATGCTGAACTAAAGGAAGCCATGGCAAATCTTAGCCGCAGTGACCTGGAAAAATCACTGGCGGGCATCAACAAGGAAGTAGAGAAATTTCAGCAGGCGGGGGCAAGCCAAGGGCTTATTGACGAATATAAAGCCGCCAAACAGGCACAAATCTATGAAGACTTTCAGCGCAATGTCGTAGATAAGACGCAGGAAATCTATCGCTCGGATTTAGCCAATCAGCTGGCCAATATTGACCGTGAAGCTGAAGCCTATCGGAAGAAGGGATTGGACGAGGTCAGTGCTACTCAGTGGGCTGCAGCCAGCAAGGCAAAAGTCCGTCAGCAGTTTGAAAATGAGGTGGCTTCCCGTATAGATTCCATCTGGCAGGACAGTCTCCGCAACAGGCTGGATGAAATCGAACGGGAGAAAAAGGCCTGGCAACAAAAAGGTGTAGATGAGGTCAAGGCAACTCAGTGGGCAGAAAAAGCCAAGGCCAATGCCAGACGTGATGCCGCTCTGGAAACTCTGCGCTCACAGAAAGAAGAACTGGAGGCATTCCGGCAGGGTGGCAAGATTGGGCTGTTAAAGAAACTTCGTGAAGAAGCCGGTCTGACCGCTGAAGATTTACGTTTTACTCCGGCAGAACTGGAAAAATTTCAGGCGGCAAGAAAAGAAGCAGCAGATAATCTTCTGCCGCAGTTTGCCGTCAATCCTCACTGGGAGCAGGATGTAGGACGGCAGGACATGGCGAACACTCTGGCACAAATTCGCGCCAGCTTTCAGGGAACACCAGAACAGTTGGCAAGGCTTGATGATATCAGCATAACCGCTGAAAGTGCGGACCGGCTGGCAGGTGCCATCAGCGACAATATGGCAGGGGCAATGGAACGGCTCAATCAGTCTCAAACCATGGGGGAAGGAAATCAAACCATCAACCATGCACCAACTGTAAATGTCTCGGTGAACATCGACACTGCTGTAACTCAGGACAGCGAAAGCATGAGCCGTCTTGCTGATCAGGTGGCAGATAGAATAACGCCTGCTGTGGAGCAGGCATTGGGGAGTGGTGAACTTGCATATTGAGATTGACGGCCATCGCTCATTATCTGTGGAGGGCTGGAAAGTCCTGCCGGATGATCGACAACAGACAATGGAAGTCCTCGGTGGCACGGTGGTGCAAGACTTTGGTCATCTGGAGAGCGGTGACAAGTACAGCTGTACGGCAGACTTTATGCTATCAGACTGGCAGGCAATAAAGAAGTTATGGAATGACCGCACCCTCGTAAGTGTCAAGGATGAGGCAGGCATTATCCATACGAAGCTGCGTGTGGTGGTGAAGGGCTATAGCTATGTCAGCCACTTCCCACGCTGCTATAAAGTGAATCTGGAATTTTGGAGGGTTTAACAAATGGCAAATCAGTTGCATATCTATACGAACAATCCCACGGCAGGAAAGACAGACGGTACGGAGGCTTCAAGTGGTACGGGACTTATTCCCATATCCGTTACTCTCGATGCCAGCAAGGCAGAATCGGCGGCGGTGAAATGTGCTGTTCGCTGTGATGATGGCTATAAGATTGATGGTGGGGTGACGGTCAGCTTGAAAGGCACGAGTTCAGCCAAGTGGAAATTGGCAAAAGACGGTGATTTTGTCGATAGTAAAGCGGCTTTAGATGGTGCAATCTGGCAGGATAAAATCGTCCTTGCGGATGTAGCGGATGACAATGTTATCTTCTGGGCAAAGGCCATGA